CAAGACAGGCTACTTCATCCAACTCATACAATGAAACACCACCACTTAGAGACTGACCTTTAATCCTCTCATAAACAAACAGAGATGAATCCATGTTCAGGCCAGATCCATGCGCGTAACTGTGCTCTCTATCAACAAACATGACTGAATGTTGTCCCCTTGGTTTAATGAACCAGGACACAACATCCTTCACATTTGAAGAGAACCCAGTGTTTGCGTTGCTGATCAAATTCACGACACTCTCAAAATACTCCATCTGAGTCTCGTCCTTCAAATAAGTCCTGGCAAGAGCTTGACCTCGGGAACCAATCCTCTCCAACTCAGTGTGGTGGTCTTTTGCCCACCTCAACCTTTCGGAGATTCGCTCAACCGAAGCCTCACACCTGAGGACATTGTATCCGTCGATACACATCCGTTCCATCCACCCATATTTTCCAAGGCAGAAGGTACTATCAATCAACAAAACTACCGATCCAGTCGCCATACAATTCAACACACGATCCGGCGCTTCATTCCCCTCAGGACAAACAATCACTGCTGCTGAACCCATTTCACCATAAGACAACTTAGCTGCCACGGCATGATCATTGACATAATTCAAGTCTCCTTTTAGCGTTACTGACAAGCGTTTCCTCACGCTTGTAAACTTGAAATCACATCTGTACCCGGACAGCATTTCGATATCTTTTGCCTTATACACGATCATGTGGCGCACATTGCTCTCCTCATCGGCTCCTGCTCCTGTAGAACCACCTCTGAAAATAGCCAATGGCGCCTTGTTGTTGAAAGACACTACCTCCAACTGTGTAGCATCTTGTAGAAGATCAGCGTCATAAGGTTTGCAAATATCAACGTTGTCATCACTGGTGGATTCACCAAACACTAGTCCAAAGAACGGAATGATACTCAGACGAGGTGCTGTTGCGAACACGTACTTGTTGGAGTCTGTGTGATCCCATCGCAACATAGGGCAATCACTGATCCTAATAAACATAACCGTGCTCGTAATGCGCCCCTCCAAAGACATCATTTTGCTCAAAGGTCGCTCCAACTGTCCATAAGAGTACTCCCCATGCCAGTCAGTGACTGTTAGCATTGACCCATTGCACTTCCATTCCTTGACCGGCAAAAGCTTGCTTGATTCAACTCCCAAAAGCTGTGCAATCTCATTACGTTTCTTCGAGACAGCAGCAGAAGTTATTCTAGCATCAGCTTCCTGGTTGTAGTACAGGTAGGGGTGCAAGTCACCATTATCATCAAAAATAAGGACGCCAAATCTCCTAGCCGTTTTCTGCAGTAGATTCAGTGTGTCAATGGCAGTCCTTTTCTTCAATGAGTACTTAAGCTCCTTGCCGCCTACATTCAAGTAAGCTGCAACTCTAGCAGGCCCTAGAACGAGTGGTGCAGAAGGTTCATGCTTGATGGTTAGTATCTTATTTCGGATTGGTCCAGTGAATGATACGACTGTGGCAAGATCAGATCTGACAGTCAATCCTCGGATCGTGTACTTGTTGGTTTGAACAAAGCTCCGGCTCAAACTCTGAGGCGCTCCACACACCACGGTTAACAAAGCTACTAATCCTAGAATATTGTTAGTCATTATGAAATAGCCACATCCCAGTGCAACGATCATCATCCGCAAAAACGAAAAGAATCCAGTGCTTATGCTCTTAAGCTGGTTGAATTCACCTTCACAACTAAGGGTACTGAAAACAATCTTCCTCCCTTTAAAGCCAGAGTTTTTCGCTCTAGATGTTGTTAGTGTGTTCATAGCCCAACTTAAATGAGACCCTACTTGATCAGAGAATATCAGGTGTAGAACTGGAGCCTTGACGCGACCCAATATTGAAATGAATGATCCAAATTGAACGCCTGTGTGAGGAGTTAGTCCATTTAGATATGACTCTCTCAACTGGTGTGGTTTCTCAGCTAAAAGCTGAGTTGAGAACCCTTTATTGTCCCAGTATTTCACATCACGAACAATAATATCATAATCAACCATCTCCTCATACCAGACTGCCACATCAAAGATGTCACCGGATTCATGCATTAGTGATCGCACTTTTTCAATCAAGTACGGTGCCTTGAGATACAAGAGACCATTGAAATCATCCAAGTTCAAAACTCCCCGAGCATACTCATTGACCCTGCCGTCATAAGGTGTGTATCCAAATCGCTCTACCAAATAATCTTCCAGCTCAAACTTTGTGGGGTTGTCTATACCGATCATATGATAAAACTTCCATCTCTGCTCACGAGACACAGCCGCTGGTATAACGTCCTTTGGTATCACCTCACGAATCACATAATAGAAGTTCCTTACATGGGGTAGATACCAATAGACAGCCACCATCGAGATCACGGAAGTTAAAGAGCGAGAAGCCATACCAAAATCAATATTAAATTGACCATTGGCTAGCGGAACAATGTGGCGCCCTAAAACTTCATGGAGATCTCTAATTGGAACAGCAATACCATTGGACAAGCGGGTTGAACCATGGCTACAGAAAGTGCTATCTTCAGGTCTTCTTATAACAGCTGAAGGCCCTTTTTGGGGCATTCCATAACTGTCATATATTTCATTCCTGAAATCAGCAATTCTCTCAATGTCTGCCAATTCGCCTATGATCTCTTTGTCATCCCCTTCAGTGATCTGAGTAACACGCCTGAAAGTGTCAAAAGGTTGAATGTTCAAAGCATGGGATATCAGGTGGCAAGCAATCATATCGTTTTTGATTTTGTTACCATAAGAGGTGTCATCTTCACCTGATTTTTTGTTGGCTCTATCAAAAATGACTAAATCACCTGAACACATATAAACAGAGCCATATATGTCATACTTGGCCATGCTGTGGAGCATTGTAGACAACCTTTTGGCTGTGTCATTCCCTCTGAGCAACTCCACCAACAGCATTCTCTCCTTGACATATAACTCCCCACAGACGTGACCATCCCACTTTGAAGCTTCAAAGACACAACCGGCCGGGTTCTCATACTTCTCATACGCCGAGCAAATGATTTCCGCTTTCTTGAACATGTCCCCGCAACAAGCTGAATGCCAATAAGTGCGATCTTTCATCAATTGATTCAATTGATAACTCAAGTACACTTTGGCTGTGCGAACATCACCACACCGATAAAGAAAGAGTCTAGGTATGGACTCCTCGAGAAGGGAACTTATTTCCTTCTTCTCAACTTTCGGGCTTGAATGAAATGTCATATTCAGATGCCCTCCGAATTCTATCTTGTGGAGAACAGTGCGCACCTCATCCCAGTGGTTCTTGACCAAGTCAGCAACTGTTTTTGCTTTGCCTTGGTACATGTACCCATTGGAGCTGTTACGTGTCAGATGGTCCAAGAAAACTTCTCTGTCAGGCGGTGTGAAATCGAAGGTGCCGAACATGGTTCTGTAATACCTGACAAATGCATCCACTACTGAGTCCAGAACAGTCACATTTGGTAATACCTCTTTAAAATCATACCTCTTCTTGAGACCAGCCCTGACCGCGAAATTACTCTGGGAGGGAACATCAAACATTTTATCAAGAGGTAGAATTCCCGCTTGAGCTAACGCCATCTGGGAAATGACATCCACGCCTGCATTAAATTCCCTGTCAGACACAGGAGTGGGGTCAGTTCTACCAACGACTCGATATGCCTCAGTTGAGTCATGCGGATTTGGTTCAAGAATTCTCTTAGACTTGAGTTCATCTTGAAAAGAGTTGACATATTGAACGGGCGTCTCTGTTAGAAAAAGGTATGAGTCCTGTGACAGCGGCATCATAGACAAGTCATTGTCGAGCGAAGGAGGTTCTAGAGTTCTCACTATCCCAAACTTGAATATCCGAAACAATTCAGGAGTGAAGTAGGAGTTCCATCCACATTCAGGATCAAGCATCCCATGAGTAACCCCCACCTCATACGCAAAATCATCATATCTCTTATGATTAAACTCCGTCATAAAGGTGAAGTTGTTAGGTAACACATTAACCAAATTTGGATGTCTCCTCCCCAACTTAGATCGTGCGATGAAGAAATGATGGCCTAGATCAGCTTTTATAGGTTCATCAACAACAGTGACCTCCTTGAAATGTATTGACAGGTAATCAATAACTGTCGTAAGCATTCTATCGTTTAAGATACCTGCTGAACATATCAAGTCACCGCCTTTCTTTGTCAAATGAACACTCTTATGCAAGCATCGTTCCTCATATTCAGCTTGTTCAATTTCATGAGAGAAATCATCTGACCACCATATCTCCTCAAGAGCACTCCGCGACACGTCGCAGATAACAAGATCATAAACCCCGCAATGTGTCAAGCCGTCTCCCACAATGGTTCGTATGTCGCAACTATCACTCCTAACAGCGTTGGAAGTCTCAAACCCAGGTTCCTCAAGAGTCAAAAGTTCCAATGAACCTTTGAGTCCTTCATGTAGCATGCCTTGAGCAAAACCACCTATTCCAGACCCAAACACACACGTTTTCCGGTAATCCTTGAAGTTAATAAAGGATTTCCTTGACAAGAAAATTGCAGTTGCAGTCCTTGAATTCAACATTCCCTGAGGTAACTCTACTCTCAAGCGTCGCTTTCTCCTTACACCGCACACAAAAGGGTCAATAGGGTCACAGAAAATAACGTGCTTCATCACCACTGAGTCCGACTCTCCCATATACGGTAAGTCAAGAACGGCTTTGACACCCGGACTTGGATAGTGTGACCAGTACTTCACCATCCCAGTGCGGATACATGCAACGTTCCCAGCTATCATTCCAGCTTCAAAGAAATAAGGCATGTTTAAGCTAGATAGGAGAAAAAGGATAGTCGGAAGAAATGATAATGACTTCCCGGAAAAGAGAAATGCATGTCCCAGATATACATCAATAGGTCTCAAGAACGGCATTGTCATCAGAGCTAGCTTGCTAAACAGGAAACCTATAGGGCTCGCAAGGAAAGCAAACCACTGGATGTACTGTAAGCTATAAATCTTCTTGACATCCACTTTGAGCAGATCTCTAACTCCTCTCGCCGCACGACTCGCGTTCCAGGCCAGATACTCTTCTCTGAAGGATTGATCCTCGGTCAACAAAACTTTAGCTCGTCCAATCTGCTTTATTGCCAAGGGAATAGTTGACATAAGCCCAATGAATACTCCTACAGTGAACAAAGTGTCCTCATAAAAGCCTTTTGTTGTCCAGAATAGGTAGCTGTTAATAGCTAACTTTACATTACGGACAAAGTGGAACGGACTAAAACTAGTCATGACTCTGGATGCGAAGTAATCATTTTTCCCTACACTAAAGAAGATCGGTTCAAGCCAGTGAGCAACAAATGAAGCAGCGAGTGCACACACTAAAAACAGGTGGGATATCAGATTCCATGAAGTTCTAATAATGTCAACACCATTCCTACCACAAAAAGTCCTCGGCGAAGAAGATACTCTGTGCAGTGCTGAGCGCCACTTAAGATCTCCATAGGATTCTATCTCAACTGCCCGCCATTGAGTCACTTCAGCGTCATTTTTGTTATTGTGCAAGAAGACACGTGGAACGATCATCCTTGACCTCTCAATGTCACACGCAACCGAAGACATGAAGTGTAATTGCTCTTCCAAGGGAGTGACTCTATTGTAAACATGGTCAACCTTGAATTTCATGGCAACTCTCTCATCATGTCCGTATGTTTTCCAGTAAGCTTTGGTGCTTATCCAGTAATCGTAATGATCCCTAAATGCTGAACCAAAGTAATTGACAGAGGCCATTAGAACCGGAGTTGGGCTGGCTCCAAGGGGATTGCAAGTAAGATTGGTCCGCAACTTCATGGCTTGAATCTCCAAAGGTGTCATTGACCAATCGGCATCCCTGTGCAAGTAATAAGTTTCAGGATCACCGATGAACATTGGTATCATTCGCGCTGATCTCATTTCGCTGGGGTCACTTATGTTAATCTTGTACAGAACGATGCTACTTGGCAAAGGCAGTTTACGAGCTACTTCAAACAATTTGGGATCACAGACAATTAGACAGGATAAATTAGGAATTTTGCCACGGCAGCTCAAATAGAAGCCAATCGCCTTCTCCAACCATAATTTAGACCCTGCTGCGCCTACCACTAAACAAGTTTTTGAGGGCGTCTTTGGAATTGGGTCAAACTTTAATGAGACGGATGTGGCTTTCATCTCTTCATCGTGAAAAACGGTATGTCTCGCAAACTTGTCTAAATTCTTTGAAAACACCTCATCTTGATCAGCAGAGAATCTCGTACCAAACACTCCTAAAGAGGTTATCATTGCCATCAAATTGAAGCCTGTGAAGGCAATAGCTACAGGGTGGATAAATAGGGAGACGCAAAGAGAGGCTGCCGATAGTAAAAATAGCTTAACCCATTTTGTCTTCCTGGCCGCTGCTATTATGACTTTGCTAGAACTCCTATTTAGAACCATTTTCGCGTCACGTTTTGACTGCCTCAAAGTTGTCCGAGAGAACGAAGTCCTTAAGGTCCCATCATAGTCATCAAAATTACTGGAGCTCTCTGACTCGGAGGCTAGACTGTCAACTTCAACAACTAAACTCAGGAATGACGGTACCTCTTGAACCTCAGTGCTACTGGAAACAAGTTCATCTATTGAAGGGTCTGGTCTGTGACCATGGCTGATACTGGTCGTAGTGCTTCCATTTACATCATTTGTCTGAACTTGCGAGCTTGACTCTGGATCAACCCCTTTATTGTACATTTTAAATGAAGGAAACCTCAAAGACTTACCTTTAAATAAATGTAAGCCAAGATGAGGAGGACAACAATTTGAAAAGTCAGAATGGTGTACAATAACTTGTAAGGAGTTCTATCCACAGGTATACTAGCTAACAAGCCAACTATCAAAGGTGACAAGATTGACCCAAGCCTAGACGCTAAGGCATTGGACGCTTGCATTGTTAGTCCCACCCATGATTGAAAATCAGTAGGAATGAAAGTGTCAGCTGAAATCACGTAATCCCTTGCATCATCTGAAATTAAAGAGAAATCTCGTTTCCAAAACACTTTCTTCTTATGTAGCCGATGACCCCATAGTAATTTAGGACTGCGCAGGAATGATCCAAAAGCAGTCTTCGACCACTGTGTGAATTTCTTAACAACATACCCTCCTACGTCAGAATGTGCATGAAACAATTTGATGGATTGACAAACCGTTTCCAACTTGTCCCGAAATACTCGCAAGAATGAAATGAAGAAGTGTGACGTCCGAACTTCACTGCCTGAACTTGACTCATCAAGAGAAGGCATGGAGTCATCATCCACCTCGTCAACCGGTCTTGTTATGAGACATCCAAAACACGACATCCACTCATCTCTCCTGCAAGAGGATAGCACAAGCCACGAAGCATTCCCTGTTGCAATATAATAGATCATACCCAACAAAACATTAGTATCAAAGGAAATGAATCTGTTCACAAGAAGGACGGGAGCTATAAAAGAGACAACACTGCTATGGGATAAATTCAACAAAGCACCTCCGCATAATGCCGGCCAGAAACCAGGGCTGTGAAGCAATGACATTGACTGTATGATGGCAAGTATCCATAGTGACCAGAAAGCGTTGATAGAAGGAACGGTCAGAACAACTTGAGCTAACATGACTGTAGCTCTCTCAGGCGTTTGATCTAAAATCATATGAGACACAATAAAGGCTATACCTTTTATCACTGTGAAAATCATACCACTAGAATAACTCATTGACGAAAATATGAACGCGGTGTGCAAAAGGAACCCGACACACCACATTGTCAATGAGTTAGCTTGGCCTAAAATAACAGTGACTAGGAAACGCCTCAACGTCTGGCCTGTTCTGTCTCTCGCAAAAACTAATCTAGCGTTTTGATTTCTTGAGAACCCACGATATCCCGCGTCAAGATTTACCCAGAAGTTTGCGACAAACCCAGTGACTCTAGCTCCTGCGACGGTTCTCACTATGAATACGTACTGGTTCACACGCCTCAAGAACTGCCTAAAGGACTCATTGATGTTAGCGGCGTACCGACTCAAAAATGGTCTAATTAAGTCAAGTCCTCTAAATCTAGTCAACACTGCTGCATCATTGAGGGCAACCTCCACAAAGCTGTTGGAATCCATGTCCAATACATCATCACCGGCCGGATTGAAGAAGACGAATTCTGACAATCTTTCCTTAATGATATAGAGTCTATCGTTAAAAATCCTAACCAAGCTATCACGAGAGGTGAAATCCTCATATCTCCCTTTGGAGATCATCGTCTTCAAATCAGCAACATTTAACCTGATGTAAAAGACTAACAACCCCACAAAAGCTAACTCACAGTAAAAGAAATCTCTTAATAATCCGAAAATGCAAATACCAAGGTAGCATAAGGGATAAATCAGCGTCCAAGACGGAAATTCTGGACCAAACCATGATGCTGCGGAAAGTGCAAGCACGATAGAGGTTTCTACGACAGAAGAGACGGTCAATCCTAGAATCATGGGAGGGCTATAGACTCCTAACTTTGTTAAGCATCTAACAAAAAGCGACGGTCGTGAAAGAAGATGTCGGGTCTTAAACAAGCCATCCACGAGTGAGTAGTAAAAACCATACTTCTTCACCAAATTAGCTGACACTTTTAAGATCCCTGAGCTCAAAGCATTGACTACGGAGTCCTTCAATGATAAACAGAAAGGGTAAAATGATGTCACAATGCTGTTGCAGAATAATCTCGATGACACTCCGACGCTCAACCATGGAATGTATTCGCACAGGTTTCTAATCCAATCACTTGGAGATAAATCGATCAAACAAGAGGTTTTGAAGCCTCCTATAGAGATGTTTCTTTTGAATGACCAAGTTCTGGACAATAAAAACAAGACTAATGTCAGCAGTGGTGCCACAACTGAAGAGATTCCAAAAGCCGTTTTCAGCACAATATTTCCGAACACACTATTTTTGACGACGTTCCGGTCATGCTCAACCATGAATTTGTTTAGCATCTTCTGCACCCAAGCTAGTTTTGTTCCGACATTGCCATAAGCTAACCAAGAGAAAGCAGCTAAAAACAGAAGAGAAGGTAGTCCTAATAACAAGGATAGACCCAGAGCCAACAAATGGGATGTTTGAATTCCTTCCGGGCCTACAAGAACCCTCTTCACTTTCTCAAGATAGCTCTCTGATAACACGCCAGAATCAATATCAGATGGTTCAAAATCAGGAATATTTTCACCAGGCACAAATTTGCCTGTCAAACCTAGCCCTGACAGATAATAAGCCATCATCAAACCAAGCTTCATCTCATTAGGCTTTGTCATCACCGTCACTCCCTTGTAGTGGCTAGGAAAAATCCTAGGTAGCATACTCAACAAATAATACATGAAATCGGAAATCCAACCAGTAGAAATTGTGTCGAAAAACGCATCATCATCTGAAACAGAAGTCCCAAAATTGCCTAACATAATACCTGGTTGCAAAGGAACAGGGGGCTCCTTGTTAGTGGGTGCTCGCTGGAAATTTGTTGAACACGTCCATCCGTCATATAATTCAAGACAAGACCTTTTGAGGGTTTTGTACATGCTAAACACAACTACTGCAAGGATGCCTGAAGAGAAAAAACCTGTCTTGACCTGACTCAAACCCTCCAACTCGTTAAAGCTCTTTGCTCCAGGATCATATCCGCTATCCGTGCCTCGGTACACATTCCCTTTACTGTCTGTGAACTCCCTCGTCTCATAGTTTCCTACCATACTGACGATTTTGTTCTCTTTCAGGTAGGCTACCGTCTCAGGATTCTTTACGTAAACCATGCCTGAATCATCAACAATGGCCAACCCTTGATTAACAGTCATCGGGAGCTTTGTCAAAACTCTGGAACGTGCAACAGTGCAAGGAACTCCTCCTACAAGCCCAGTTTTTGAAATCCCTAGAGAGATCAGATAAGCTTCAAGAAGCCGTCCTTCAGTTGAAGTGAGATGAACTTTCGCCCATTTCACATCAGGGATGAAGACTGTCCCAGGCTTGACTCGACCGGCTCGACCAATCCACTGAGCTTTCTCAGGTCCATTGAGATTGCGAACTTCAATAGAGCTTATTGCTCCATTATCTGCTTCACTTTCACACAAAGACCCCTGCAAGGTCAGCTTATCTAGCTGGAGCGTGTAACCAACATTCAAAACATTAGTGGCAAGCATAACACAAGACCCCTTTTTGGCTCGTTCCGAGAAGTAGTCAAATCCTTTCTCATTAACTGTGGCCCTTGATATCAACAAACTATCCATGTTGAACCCGTCAGCTTTGAGCTTAGTCATGACTCTGTTCGCATACTTCATTGAAGGCACCTGAACGACATGAATATCCTTCTGCTCCGTTACCTCCTGTATATGTGCTGCCATCTCGTCCACATTCAAAGCCTCTTTAAATGGAATCGTTTTTCTCTCCACCGGATAACGTGTTAGAGTCTCTGCCAACGGGGTGAAGATGTTGCCTGTCGGTGAACCTGTTAGCAAGAGAGATTTCTTCCCTTGCTTCACATTCCAGACACAATCCACCCACTGGATACAGGCCTTAGTCAGTGCAGTATTATCGTGAGCTTCATCTATCGCAATAAGGTCATAGGAATCGAATCTCTCTGGATTACGTTCCAAGGCGCTGACAAATTTCCCGTGCGTGATATAGATGAGATTACATCCGGCATCATCAATTTTATCCTCTCCAGCAAATCCTTTGCAGGTTAAACCTCGAACCTTAGAGGAGATTTTGGACAACTCTCCAGGCAATGCCGCCCTTGGCCCTACGCACACAACTTTGTAGCCTGATAAAGCTAGCTTTTGCATGAGATACGTTGACTTGCCAGAACCACAAGGGACCATCACGCTAAAATGAGGCTTCTCTTCCAAAGCTTGTACGACAGTGTCAACCCACACACCGCATGTTTCAATGGTTGTGTAAGCTCCGTACCCTGGTAGATGATTAGAATAAATTCCATAAATGCGACCAGAGTAATCATACAGCGGAGAGCCAGACAAGGACGGAATTGGTGCCGTGTTGAATTTGACCTGTAGTGGAGCGGTGGAGATTACTACGCCCTCTTGCTGAAAGTTAGGGGTGGAAATGTACAATTTCATTCCAACCTTAGCTTTACTGAAGGCAGGTAAATCTCCTCCGTACCAACACAAATCCCTGAGGGTGTCTTTACCTCGGCACCGCACCTTGACACCGTTCAGCATCACAGGATGGCCCTTTGTCACATGATGAGCAGTGACAAACACTCCCTTATACCAAAATCCTGAACCTTCCATGAATGAGTCAGAAAGCCTTACAACCCTCCTGTCTCTGGAGAAGCATGATGTTTTTGTCTTTCTAGGAAAGTCATCAACCAAATCACCTCCGTAGACCAAGATGAGCAGCTCCTTAATCATTTTCACTACAGATGCGCTTGCTCCTGTCAGGATACTCTTGACTGCATCGATAAGGTAGGATGGAAGACCCCAATCTTCCAGAGCCGTCTCGATAGAACAATCATCCTGCATACCCGAGAATTGTTTAAATCTCTCGGGCAGCCACTTCCTCAAGTACTCAAGAAAAGCCTTGAGGGCGCTCTCTAAATCAAGAGAGCTAAGCCAATCAATCACTGGCTTCATGACTTCAGGCACATAATCCAAGCCAAAAGAAGTCTTAATCACGTCTGTCATCAAAATCACTACGGGATTATTCCCGTCTTCCTGTTCAATCTCCTCTGCATCCTCTGTGTACCCTTCCTTCAAGTCATGTAAGCGCTGCTCATGTAGTTCAACTCTCACTGACTCAATCTCATCATCCTCTGCAGAGATAGAGGGTGATGAATCTGTTGTTGTGTTGTTTATTTTATGGTCCAAACTGTAACAGTATTCCATATTCTCTGCTGCGTGGTTGTTTTTAAAAATGTATCCGTTGTGGCGCTGCAAAATGTCGACGGTGTCTGGATAATAAATTGATAATCTGACTTTGTCATCATTCTCAAAAGCCTGAATGATAGGAATCAAATCGCCAGATTTCCTCTTTGCTATCACCAAGTATCCAGTGTTGCAATTGGTGAATTGAACATGTAAAACACGCTCAAGCCACCTAACTTTAACATACTTGGGCACTTTTACCACCACAATATGAGGATCATATGGGTTTGCTCTACGCAACACATCACAAAACCATGATACCTCATTTAAGCATAGAATCCTACTCTCCTTCTCGTAACGGTGACCCCAGTAAGGGTCAAGAACAACGATATCCCGTTTTCCATAAGGGGTGTTTTCCGAAACATTAAAAAGCAGAGGGGATTCCCTACTCATAGAAACACAACTCGGATCAGAGTCGTATGCCGTGACATCAGAAATAAATTTTGAAGCCACGGCCATTTCAGCTCCAGCACCTGCTGACATGTCAACCACACTGTTGAACAACGGTCCTAGTCTTTGCCACAACTGAAAAGCTGCTATCGCACGCGATCCTGAGACCAAACGATCGATGGTCTTTTGTGAGAAAGAGTTCAACATCTCCGGTTTGTAGCCGAAGATAGCCTTCCTTAAAATCCTGTTGTTGTTAATGGACGCAGTATCAATCATCCCCTCATAGCCTGCGTTAACACTATGAGGGGGAACATTCCTACCGTTGTTAATGTCCGCCATCTTGACGGGAGAAATGGAAGTAGGGCGCTAAACAATGACCTGCAATGGGTTTAAATATAACGTATAGGCACT